ATCTCTTCCAATCGTTCCGGTGGGGCGGTAAAGAGATGGTTGTCTGCCGGGAGAACGACATCACGGGGATCGAGACATGAGCGAAGGTGAGGCTTATTCCAAGCACCCCGCATTGGGCGATGACCCCTCGGGCTTTGACAGCTCGCAGCTTAAAACCGAAAAGCTGAATTACGCCGTGCAATGTAAGGATGTCGACTTCGGCATGCTCGATGCGCCTAATCAATTTAACCTCAAGATAATCAATCCCTTGAGAGATATGATTATTGAGAATCTCAAGAAAGACCGCGCATTACGCGGGGGTAAGGACTCACGCCAGCGTTATACGGTCGCTCTGATCGTGACGGCCGAGCGGGATATTGACACGGTGCAATGATGACTGATGTCAGCGACGGTTGCCTAATGCACGTGCGCCTCAAAGTGGATGCCGCGCTGGTGCGCGCTGCAAATCCCGCCAAGCAATACGAATTGTTGGCCAAAACCGTAAAATCCCATTCATATGACGCTATGGCCGCGGAAATGAAAGAAAGCAAGCGCGTGGCTGCAGCTGAGCAGCAAATTCACCACTTGGCGAAGATAGGATTACGTGCATTGCTCTCCATGAAGCTACCTGATTCCGCTGAGAACTTGGAACTGCGAATATTGCTTTGCAGCAAGAGTGAACTAGCACAGGATCGCACTGATGGGTGAGGCGGCCCTTAAATTCCCGCATCTTCGCCCCTGGAAACCAGGGGAATCGGGCAATCCTGCCGGGCGTCCCAAAGGCTGCCGCGTCAAGTTAGAGGCGCGCTTTCTCGCGGACCTTTTGGCTGATTGGAACGAGCATGGAGCCAAGACCCTTGCTGCCGCTCGCGAGAAAGACCCCGTAGGCTATGTCAAAGTCGCCGCCTCCCTGATGCCCAAGCAGATCCAAGACGATAGCGGGTTAGAGGACTTCAACCGTGATGAGCTCAGACTCGCCATCGATGCCCTTCGATCCTTCGTTGCTCTTAGAGCGTCTGGTGAGCCTGGAGGCGAAGTTAGCGAGCCAGCAAAAGCTCAGTGATTACGCGCCGTACGCTAAGCAATTAGCGTTTCACGCCGCAGGGAAAGACAATCGAGAACGGCTCTTGATGGCCGGCAACCAGCTGGGAAAATGCTGCACAGCATCAAGCTATCTTGACTTGGCCGATGGATCGCGGATGACCTTTGGCGAGCTCTATGCGGCTGGGAAGCCTTTCGTGGTTCGCGCATGGAATGGAGGCACCGCGGTAATTGCGTGGGCTGTGCGGCCGATTGAGAAACCAGCAGAGCCATGCGTGCGGCTATGGTTTGCAGATGGCCAATGGCTTGAGGTTGCACTTAATCACCGAGTGCTGCTGGCTTCCGGCGAGTACGCTTTTTGCGGCAGCCTACTTGCATCGCTGCCCAACCTTCGGGAGTCCATTTCGGAATCTTGCCCGTCAATTCATGGCGCAAGTGATCGGCGTTGGTCGCAAAGACTTCGAGGTTTTCTGGCCGATTGTCTCTGGGGTCTCCGTTTCGGTGATGCACTACTTCAGAGCGCGTCAAATAACGCCCGATCATGGCTTCGGCGATTGTCCGATGTTCGGCTATATAGTTGGCTTGCGTGCGGTAAGGATGGGTCTCCGTCCAGCGATACCAATAGCGGCCAACTAAGATTCTTCCGCCTTTCCAGTCCGGATGTCCTGGACCTGATCGCGGGCCAGTGCGCTGAGTGGCTAGACCGAGGCGTTTACACGTTCTCTCAATGCATGACACGCTGCATCCAAGCAGCTCAGCGGCTTGCCGTTGGGTTACTTTCTCACCCTCGATCAGATGGCGGAGGGCTGCATCAATCTGTTTCTTCGCAGGCATTACTTGACCCTTATGGCATGGCCGGGAACCAGATTATAGCGTATGAGCCTATTGATAGTCAGAAGGTTTACGATTTCTCAGTGCCACAGACCGGAAACTACATAAATTGCGGCGTTGTTCACCACAACACGCTTGCCGCAGGGATGGAATATGCGATGCACGCGACAGGGAGATATCCTACGGGCTGGCCTGGCAAGGTATATGAGCGCCCCATTGTCGGCTGGGCAGCGGGCATTACAGGCGAGAGCACGCGCGATAACGTGCAGCGCATATTACTCGGTCGACCCGGCGCTTACGGGACTGGCGCGATACCTAAGGATGCTATCGAGGACATCACCCCCGCTCGAGGCCAGCCAGACTTGCAGGACAGCATCAAAGTACGCCACGAGTCGGGTCAAGTGAGTCATATCGCGCTCAAATCCTATGAGAAAGGCCGCGAGAAGTGGCAGGGCGAGACGCTCGATATATGTTGGTTTGACGAGGAATGCCCACTTGATATTTATCTCGAGGGCCTGACGCGAACCAATACAACTGTTGGTCCGGTCATGATGACATTCACCCCGCTATTGGGCATGTCGGACGTGGTGAAGCGCTTCCTACTCGACAAGGTGCCCGGTACCCACGTCACGCAGATGACCATTGACGATGTGGGCCATTACAGCGCCGAGCAGCGCGCAGCAATCATCGCGAGTTACCCGGAATATGAGCGAGACGCCCGCACCAAAGGCATACCTCAGTTGGGATCCGGTCGAGTCTTTCCCCTCGCAGAGGACGAACTGCGCACCGAACCGTTTCCGATCCCTGCCCATTGGCCACAGCTGGGGGGGCTGGACTTCGGTTGGGATCACCCGAGCGCAGCCGTACGAATGGCATGGGACCGAGATTCAGATTGCCTTTACGTGACCGCCTGCCACCGCCAGCGCGAGAATACGCCCGCCATGTTTTCAGCCGCCATTCGCCCGTGGGCCGCCTGGTTACCCTGGGCATGGCCGCATGACGGCCTGCAGCACGATAAGGGCTCAGGCGAGCAGCTAGCCAAGCAATACCGGGATCAGGGCCTAAAGATGCTAGGCCAGCGTGCGACGTTTGAGGACGGTACGAGCGGGGTGGAGGCGGGCATTGCGGAGATGTTCGATCGCATGCAGACCGGCCGGCTCAAGGTGTTCAGCAACCTGAATGACTGGTGGGAAGAATTTCGCATGTACCATCGCAAAGACGGGCTGATCGTCAAGCAGCGAGATGATCTTATGTCCGCCACACGGTATGCTGTGATGATGCGCCGCTTCGCCGAAGTTCAATTCAAGTCCAAACCTGCGAATACCGGGCGCAGCTTCAGCGGGCGTGGTGGGTCTGAGAGTTGGATGGGCGCATGACCTGTGGCTAATCCCCCGATCACCTGGACGACGAATAGCGCCACGCTGGTCAATAACGGGGGCTATCCGAACGACGGCAATGCGGACACGATGCCGCTTGCATTCAGCAAGATCAACACCTACATGCTTTCCGGTGGGGGTGGAGGGGGGGGCACTGTCGGACCCTACGCGATATACCCGCAATCCTACGGAACTTGGGACGCCACGGGTGCGACCGATGTATCGGCCACGCTACAGCTGGCGGTCAATGCCGCTACGAGTCTGCGGCTGCCTCTAATCATCCCGCCTGGTCGCTACCTGATCGCAAATACGGTGCTCTTAGCCTCGAGCATGAATCAGACCCAGTCGCTCGTGATGATCGGGACAGGGCCGCAGCCCGGCAGTGCGAATACGCTGCCGAACTCCGGCAAGAACGCTTTCACCGTATTCATCAGCACCATTACGACGGGGCCAGCGTTCGAAGCGACGGGATTGGTGAATGGCTGGCTGGAGAACTTCGTGGTCCTGGGACCGAATACCATCCCGCAGTTCATGTTCCCGACCTTTGATGGCGCGAACTATGTGAATGCGGGGATTCGGGATAGCCAGTACTCCCCATGCTGCGGCATCTCCTTTGATGCGATGAATACCGCGGTTCCCTCCGATGGCGGATTTCAGAACAACGCCGCTGACGGGACTACGATGGTCTCGAAGTACAGCGCCTCGCATGGTCCGTGTACCAACGTCATGCTGCGCAACGTCAGCGTCTGCAATTTCACAGTCGGGTTTGCCATCACCTTGAGCGGTACGGGCTCACTCACCGACCAGTTTACGTTCGATCGCTGTAATTCGACCATCAACAAGGTGGCTTACGCGAGTTGCCAAGCGCAATCGAAAATCCATCGCATCTTAGGCGGGGACTATGGTAGCTGTCAGACGCTGTTCGACGGCCTGAGTTATGGATTGGGCGCCGGCTGCGCTCCTATCGAGATTGCGGGACTTAATATTGGCTTCTGCCTCAGGATCTTCAACTTTGGCAACCAAATAAGCCCGGTGAGCTTTCACGACTGCTACGGCGAGTCGTTTCGGTCCTTAGGGATTTACTCGACCAATGCCGCGGCGTCCAATAGTTATTTGACGCTCCACAACATGCCGGCGACGCTCTGGACCGGCGGGAATTCCGGGTATCCTGGCCCGATCCCGTTACCGCCACTGATTTTGGAGAGTGCGGGCAGTGTGACCAAATGCGACAGCATGAGTTTCGGGGTAAACAACGGCAATATCTATTCCTGGAACTTTGCCATGGGCGCAGGCTCTGGCACGGGATTTTATTCTCCCATGGTATTCGATAGCTGCGCGTTCAAGTCTCCAGCCCAGGGTGGTCATATGCCCCTGGTGGGACCTGATCGGTTTGCAGGCTCTATCGCGACATTAATCAACTGTGGCAGTAACGGCACGTTCCCCAATCTGCCCATGTCCGATTACAGCGCGAATGACATATCGACGTTTACCTACCAGAACCGAGCGGCGCTAGGGCCTCGTGCCGCAAGGTACGCCAATGGCACCAGTTCGGTCGATATCATCACCGCAACCGCCAATTGCACGCTGGCTTGCGCCGTCACGGCGCTGACGATCAATACAACCGCCGTCACCTTTACCGCAGCGCCCGGACCCTCAAGCAATACCGGAACGCTTACGTCGAACTTCACAGGAGTCACGGGAATCTATCTCGTGACGTTCTCTACGGGCGATGTGCGGCACTGTGTTCTGACTGGCGGGGGCACCGCGGTCAATTGGATCAATAACCCATTGACCGGCACCGCCACCACATCGGCGACCGTTGCGTGCACCAGCCTTACCTTCACCGCGGGAGATTCGACTCTTTTTTTGACCGGCGATCTGCTGTATTGGCAAATGCTGGCTCAAGGTGGCTCGACGTATAAGCGGCAGACCATCGGTTGGGTCGTCTCAAATATCTCAGGCTCGACCATCACCGCCTTGCCTCAAGCAGCCGAGGCAACCCAATTTGATTCAGTCGCTAATCAGCCCTCGACCACGAATGTCTACATGCCGCAGTACGTGTGGGTGCCTTCCCAGAATTCCATCACCACGACGGCGACTGCCACCTCAACCTCTCTCACGATCAGCCCCACCACCGGGCCTGTCGCGGGGGACTGGTTAAAGGATACGAATAGCCATTTGGCGGCGAACTCGCGCGTGGTGACGATTTCTGCGGGCCTTATTACCCTGAACAAGGCGGCGACGGGTTCTGGCGCTACGAATCTCAATTTCGCCACCGCGAATACACCGCAATACACCGGAGTGACCTGGTAATGGCCCTCATCCCTCTCGCCTATCCGATCGCCTCAAGCACAGTCATACTCGCGAGCAGCGTCGATTGGCTCGCCTCGGGCGCGTGCTTAGCCAATGGCGGCGCCGTGATAGCGCCCGAGGGCTCGCAGTCCCTGAGCGATACCCAATCGAATCCCTTGTTCGTTCAGCGGCAGTACTAAATGCCCGAAATGCCCCTAAAGCAGGATGTCGAGGCGGTCACGGATGAGGATATCTGGGCCGAATGCAATGAACGGTTCAAGGTCGCGGAAGAAGTCGAGGCCGCCAATCGCCTGCTAGCCGTCGAAGACCTCGAATTCGCCGATGGTCAGCAGTGGCCGGACGATATCTACAACCTGCGCAAGGTGCAGCGCCGTCCGACGCTCACGATTAACCTGACCGAGACCGCGGTTAAGCGCGTGGTCAACAACATGAAGGAGCAGCGGCCGCGCATCAAAGTGCATCCGGTGAGTGATGCCACGGTCGATGATGCGCGCGTGGTTGCGGGCCTGATTCGCCACATCGAGACGCGCTCGAATGCCTCGGTGGCTTATGACACCGCAGGCGAAAGCGCTGTGCGGATCGGCTGGGGGTATTTTCGCATCGTGGGCGAATACGCCGATGAGCGCAGTTTTGAGCAGGAATTGGCAATAAAGCCCGTGAGAAACACCCTCACTGGATATATCGATCCCGGCGCGGTGCTACCGGACGGGTCGGATATGGACTGGTTCATTTTCACCGAGAAAATGAAGCGCCAGGAGTTCAAACGACTCTATCCGGATGAGCCGATGAACGATTGGACCTCGGGGGGTCCTGGTGATTCGATCAAATGGGACAGCCGCAAAGAGTTGCGGTTAGCCGAGTACTACCGGATCAAGCACGTCAAAGACACGCTCTACAAACTCACGAATGGCGCTGCGGTCTACGCGAGCGAGTACCGCAAGGATAAGCGGGTCTACGATCTAGCGGGCGTCACAAGGGCGCAAGACCCTCAGACGGGCGAGCCCTTCGAGCGGCCCGCCGAGCGGCGGCAAGTGCAGTGGTTTCGCATCACGGGCACCAAAGTGGTCGAGAAGCGCGACCTGCCGGGTAAATTCATCCCGGTGCTGCGCTGCGAGGGCAATGTGCTGGACCTCAACGGGGATGTACGGCGCAAAGGCATGATCCGGGATATGAAGGACCCGGCGCGCAATACCAATTACTGGGAGACGGCAAAGGCGGAAAAGCTTGCTCTATCCTCAAAAGCCCCCTATGTCGGCGTGGTGGGTCAGTTCGATGGTCGGCCAGAATGGGATGACGCGAACCAGAAGCCCTATAGCAAACTCGAGTACCATCTCATTCTAGGGATGGACGGCCAGCCCCTGCCGGGCGTGCCGCCTCCGCAGCGCTCGCCCGCGGTCGAGGTGGAAGCCGGGTTCGCCGAGGCTGCCACGACATCGCAAAAGAACCTCTTTGCCGTCGCGGGCATGCCGCATGAGCCGGGACAGGATCAGCCGGGTACGGTGGTGTCGGGGGTCGCGCTGCGCCGGCGCCAGGCCATCTCGGATATCAGCCACTTCCAGTTCTACGATAAGCAGACGCAGGCCATTGCGCAGGGCGGCCGTGTGCTACTGGATCTGATCCCGCATTACTACGGGGAGCCTGGCCGGATTCAGCGGATCATCGGGGAAGATGGCGTCCCTGCCATGAAAACGCTCAATCAGATGGACCCTGCCATAGGAAAGGTCATCAATGACATGACCATCGGGCGCTACGATGTCGTCATGGACACAGGTCCCGGCTATGAGACGAAACGCCAAGAGGGCGCTGAGGCGATGCTAGACCTCTTGAAGACCCCCTTAGGTGAGTCTGTAGCCAAGACCGGCGCCGATCTGATCGTACGCAACATGGACTTCCCAGGTGCAGACGATCTTGCCGACAGGCTCATGCCGCTCAATGCTCAAGGGCTCTCGAAAGCCATGGAGAACCTGCCGCACGAAGCGAAAGGCATCGTGACAGCGCTCCAAGCACAAAATCAGCAATTGACGCAAGAACTGCAGCACGTTCAGCAAGAGCTGAAGTTCAAGACTTCCATCGAGCAGGGCTGGATGCAGGTCGAGATGAAGAAAGCGCTTATGGCCGAGCAGAGCAAGGCGCACGATGTGCAGATGCGGGATCATTCGGCCGAGCGGGATACTCAGGTCGACTCGCATACACGCCTCGCGGTCGCGGAGATCGCTCAGGCGGGAAAATTACTGGATACGCACGTCAAGGGGGCGCATGCCACCGAAGCGCGTGCGGATGAATTGAAAGCAGCCGAAAAGGCGGAAAAAACCAATGGAGCAGCGTAAATGAAAGTGACGACCTCAGACGGCGGGATTCAGAGCACCGAGTCTATCGTAGACCCGAAGCGCAAGGCGCCGGGCGCGGCGGCAGCGGTGGTGATGAAAGCGGGCGATGGCGTTTCCCCGCCTGTGGTCGATGGACCGGGAGAGCGCGCTGCCGAGGCCAAACCTGAAGCCAAAGCAGAGGTAAAGCCAGAAGAACCCGTGATTGAGCCCGAGGATCAGGACCTACCTGAGCGAGCCCGCCGGCGCATCGGCAAGTACTCCGTCGCCGCGAAGCAAGAAGCTGCGCTCCGCCAAGCCGCGGAAGCCGAAGCCGCGCAAGACCGCCAATTTGCCGAGCAGTTGTTCAACGAACGCGAGATGTACCGCAAGAAAGCGGAGGAGTTAGAGGCCAAAATCCCAGCTCAGCAGCAGCAAAAAGCGCCTGAATTGGTCGCGCCGGACGAGAAAGACCCCAAATACTTCAATGATAAGGGGGAATTCCAGTGGAAGCAGTTCTCGACCGATAACGCGGCCTATGAGGCAAAGAAAGCCATTGCCGAGTATGAAAAGACTCAGGCCGATAGCGCGCGACAGTCCCAAGAGGCGGCGGAACGCGCGCTATTCGAGAAGCGCATTGAGAAGGCTATCGAGAAGAACAAGGATTGGCGAGAGGTCGTGGGTAATTCCCCGGTTCTTTTGCAGAACGAAGCTCTTGCATATATTGCACAGAGCGACTACGGTACGGACATAGCGTATTACCTGGCGAAACACCCAGACGACGCGGCTCGAATCAAAGCGTTACACCCCATCAGGGCGATCGCGGAACTAGGGAAGATCGAGACCGGCTTCGAGAAGCCAGCGGAACCTACTTCGACGCAAGTCGCAGCAACTTCTAAAACGGTCGAACGGCCAGGGGCTCCGGCTCCGATTACCCCGATTGCTCAGAGCGGATCGACGCCCATCCCCATGGACCCGGCGAAGATGAACTTTCAGCAGTTGCGCGCTTACGAGCGCGAGCGAGCAAAATCGCGGCGGTAGAAGGGTTCGGCGCTCCTAAGGTTTAACCAACTTAGGAGTTTGAAGTGAGCAATAACCTGCTGACGATGAGCTACATCACGAATGAAGCTCTCGTTGTTCTTGAGAACGAACTTGTCATCGCCAACCGCGTCGAGCGGCAATATTCAGCCGAATTCGCCCAGACCGGCGCGAAAATAGGCAACACCTGCAACGTCCGCCGTCCGCCCCGCTACAAGGGTACCTACGGCCCCCCGCTGAACGTCGAAGATACGAACGAGACGTATATTCCCGTTCCGCTCAATTATCAGTTCCATGTCGACATTCAGTTCACGACCCAGGATCTGGCGCTCTCCATGGACATGTTCAAAAAGCGTGTCCTGAAGCCGCAGATCGCGACCGTCGCCAACCGCATCGACTCGGATACCGCGCAGTTCGCTTACCTCAATACCGCAGCCACGGTCGGCACCTTTGGCGTCAGCCCGAACAGCTTGAAGCTCTTCACCGACGCACGCGCCATTCTGGCGGCCGAGTCTTGTCCTCGCGAGGGTGAGAAAAACGCGGTGTTGGATCCCATTTCCATGTCAAGCATGGTGGCCACCGTTCAGGGTCTGTTCAACCCGCAAGCGAAGATCGGCGAGTACATCGAAGCCGGTATGATCGCGCGCGAGTTCGCGGGGCTCGACTGGTGGGAAGATCAGAATATCCCGGTATTCACCACGGGTGCGCAGGGCGGCACTCCGGTGCTCACCACACCCATCGCCGGCACGGCCTTCCTGACCTCCGGCTGGGCGCAATCCGGCACGGTCTCGACTCAAGGCTGGACCGCTTCAACCGCGGTCGTGAACGTGGGCGATATCATCCAGTTTGCCGGTGTCTATCCGGTGAACCCGCAGAACCGCCTGCAGTACGGCAAGACGCTGCGCCAGTTCGTGGTACTGCCCCCAGGTGGCTTTGCGGTCCCGCCGAACGGCGCGGCCCCTCCGGGCCTCACGTACGGCGCAGCGGCTCTGGCTGCGGGTACCTTCAACCCGGTCACCGGGCTGTATACCTCGAGCGGCACGGGCACTTTAACGCTCACCATCGGGGATTGCTGCATCTCGGGCGGCCAGTTCCAGAACGTCACCGCAGCGCCCGCCTCGGGTGCCGCGATCACGGTCAACGGCGGAACGGCCTTCGCGAACCAGGTCTCACCCCAGGGTCTCGTGTTCCACAAATATGCCTTAGCCCTCGCGTTTGCCGACTTGCCGCTGCCCCGGGGAGTGGAGTTTGCAGCCCGCGCGTATGACGATGAGGATGTGGGAATGAGCATCCGTGTTGTGTCGCAGTACACAATAAACAACGATAGTGAGCCCACGCGCGCTGACGTATTGTACGGCCCTGCTTCACTGTACCGGACCCTCGGGCTCCGGGTTGCCGGTTAATTAGGAGAAAATGACATGCCTTCAGTAAATCCAGGGCCGGCGACTACGCAAAATAGTGCATTGCTGGCAGTGATGGCCCCGCAGATTTCGGTCAATCCGAACTCCCAGGGGCAGGGAACGAACGCGCTGCGCCTGTTGGGCGTGGCCCGTGCGGTTAACGGGAGCTCGACGGGTGATGCGCAGTTGATGCAAATCATCAATTCTTCCTCTTGGCTACCGGTGAGCATGCTGGCCGCCAACGGTCAGGTGTCAGGGGTCGCGGGTTCTATCGCCACTCTGTCGGTTGGCCTGTATAGCGCAGGTGCGCAGGGCGGCACCGCCATCAAGACGGCGGCGGCCTTGAGCAGCAACTCGGCGGCAAACTCGGCCATCATCATCGCCACGACGGTTACCGCGGTAGCACAGAGCTTTCAGAGCATTTATGTGAACGTAGGTACCGCGCTGGCGAATTCGACGGTGGACCTGTTCCTCTATGGGTATGACTTGACGTAATCATCGGGGGCTTCGGCCCCCGTTTTTAGGAGAATTTCATGCCTTTAGGTCCACAAGTAGTCACTTACGGCAATGTTCAAAGCACTTTCGTCCTTACTGTCTCGCTGACTTTTGTCGCAACGGTGACTGTCGCCACAGTCGAGCAAAATTTGACCGTTACCGGCTTGCAGGTGGGCGATCAGATATCGGATCTGACCTACATCGGCGGTGTATTCCCGAATACTCTGTTGTCTATCGTCAATGCCCGCGTATCGGCCAACAACACCATGACGGTGGCGATCCAGAACGGTACGGCGGGGTCGCTGACCTACCCAGCGGGCAGTTACTACATTGAGGTGAATCGGCCCCTCTCCGGCTCGACGATGACGAGCATTCAATAAATGGCTCTTGTCCGTCAAGTTGCGATCGTCGGAGGCACGCCTGCGGCAAGCCTGATCGGTGGCGGCGTGGGCTCAATATTTTTCGGACTTGCGGCGACGAATAGCCAGGGCACTCCAGTCGCGTACTACATCAAACTCTGGTGGGAGGGCACGGGGACCGCGCCTCCGACGACCCCCTTGGGCGCGCAGCCCGCGACGGTCGCGCCCGTTCCGGGCACCACGACTCCCCAGATGACTATCGCGGTGCCGATCGGGGGGCTCTATAACCTCAGTTTCCAGCCGATCACGAATGGCGGCCGTATCTGGTATTGGGTGACGACAAATCCAGGCCCTGCGGACGCTACGGCTATTGCGCAAG